TCGCTTCGAGACCCTCTATCATGAGCACGACTGCGTGATCCCGAAGGAGCTCGACACGATTACACCGACTCGCAGCAAAAATGGGGGCTGGCATAATGGGCCGACTATAATCTTTTCGACCCCGGAGCTGATCGAGGATGAATAAGCAGTCTCGATCCATGTCTCTTGCAGAGTCAGCGGCGAACACGGCAGCGGGATTTATTCTCTCCCTAGTGCTCCAGATTTCGCTTTTCTCTGCCATGTCGATCGAAACTACGACCTCACAGAACCTCGTCATGAGCATCGTTTTTACGCTCGCATCACTAGTGCGAGGCTACCTCATGAGGAGGCTGTTTGTATGGTGTCAAAGCTGTACTACATTTATTTAGAAACTGTGCGTATTTCTGCATAAAAATGCGTAAGAAGTTTAACAGATTTTAAAAAAACAGCGACGATAATACGCTTTCAGCATCGAGATTTTAGATTATTACTTAGACCCGATTGGGGTGGAAGAGGTCGCAGGTTCAAATCCTGTATCCCCGACTAGACTTACGGCGAATTTGAGATTTAAAAAAGTAGTACTGTACAACATCGTACTACTTTTGCTATGATTCTCGGCATGGAAGCCCGCTTTTGGGCTTCTCCTTGGGAGTTCGAATCATGGCAAAGAAAAAAGTACCGGGCTTGCTCCATCATAAGCACCGGAACCTCGGTTACAGCATTGAACCTAAAACCCGTAAGAGTGTTTATCACGGGCAGTGGGGGCTCGCAGCTACCAAGCAGGCTTACCTTCGATGGTGCGCCGAACTTGTGAGTGAGGATGTCTCGCCCTCAATCCTGCCGGAGCATGAACCTGTCGTTGCGGATTTGGTTAATGCTATGATCAAACACTCGATTTCTTATTACCGTGACCCTGTCTCCGGGAAATCCACTTCGCAGTTAGGCGTAATTAAATCTGCACTAAGAGAACTCGACCTCTATCTGGAGATGAAGATCAGAGATTTTAAACCTTCAACGCTTATGGCGGTGCGTGCTGCCATTGTGAACCGGGACATAATGCCTCAATCTGAGGGAACACCTAAGAAGAAGCTCTGCATCTCTTCAGTGAACAACGCCATCGTAAAGATTCGCCAGATGTTTAAACTCGGGGTCGGGTGGGAACTTGTGCCCGTCGAGATTTACCAGGCTCTCGCCTGCGTGCAGCACCTTAACTGGCGCACTGCACCGACACTCAGAAACCCTGAGAAGATCGCACCTGTTCCGCTGCATTACTTCTCGCTCATCATGCCTCATTTAAAACCCTTATATCAGGCAGTCCTAAAAGTTCACATCGCCACGGGCATGAGGGTGAAGGAGCTGTGCTCGATGAGGTGGAGCGAAATCACGGAGGTCGAAGACGGTCTCTGGTGCTATGCACCCGCAGAACATAAGAACAGCCATCGAGGCGACGATCGAAAAGTTTATCTTAAGAGCGACCTCATCGAGCTCATGAAGAGCGTGAGGAAACCTCTTTGGAAAGAAGATGCGGTCTGGTGTCATCGAGGAGTCGGTCGTCATGCTGGCTACAGTGGGATGATTTCTGCAGATGCCTACGCTCGGGCGATCGAGAATGCTCAAGAGCGATACAATGACGGGCGAGTCAGTCGGCAGGCAGGAGCTCGGACAGACCTTAAGAAGAAATATAAATACACCTCAGCGAAACGAGAACCGATGGCGCACTGGACACCGCTTCAGATAAGGCACACGGTCGCAACGCAGGTTCGCAGGACTCATGGGCTCGAAGGAGCGCAGGCAGTTTTGGGTCATTCGACGCTTGATGCCACTCAGATTTATGCTGAAAAACGTGACGATTTAGCTAGGAGCGTAGCACGATCGTAAAACAGGCCAAAAATTATTTAAAATATTTAAATAGTTTTTTGTTGCGTAATAAAAAAAGTCATTTAATTTATTCTCAGCGTCGAGAAAAATATTATAACAAAAAGGGACATTCGCTCATGAGCCTGATACTGGAAGCGGCGATCGAAAGGGCAGCCGAAAAAGCACTGAAGGAATTTTTGACTAATAATGTAGCAGATAATGCGGAAACTCCGTATAAAGATAGTGGGGTTTTAGGTATTAAAGTTAATAGGAGGACGCCCAAAATGTCCTGGATGGATTTTTCAGACGCAGAATTAAGAATAGTTAATGAGGTGGAAAAAAACCCAGGGATGAAGCAGAACGCAATCATCTCGCTGATGAGCGTGCATGACGATGCTTATCCTGACGGCACTCCCGACGCAGGAACTGTTCGCTTTCTTTTGGCGAACTTAGTAAAGCGAAAAGTTCTCATCGCTTCCAGCACTAATGGTTACACGATAAACGATTCAGATTATCCCCCAGCTAAGAAGTATCCCGACAGATAGTCAAGTTTCACACCGAAAAAACTAAAAGGTCAGCGTCAAAAGCGCTGGCCTTTTTCTGTTTGATATCACCTTAAATTACAGCACATCCATTTAATCAGATCGTAATCAGATCACCGTCTGATTGAGAAACAATTTCAAATGTAGAAGATTACCCTCAGTTCGTGTGGTCTGTATTCTTCCACGCGGATGAACTCCAAGGGGCGGCGCAGTTTATCCTTTTTACTGCGTCGCTTTTTAAAAACTGAGGACATCAACGAAGTGCCAGCGACCAACATCATCATTCCGAAAAGACCCGTCAGCATTCTGGAACTCTCGCTTCTTGCGGGCGTGAATAAGCAAACAGTTTACCGATGGGAGAAACAGGGCATAGTGATGGACGGCAGAGTCATAAGGCTGAAAACCTATCGCATCGGTGGTGCGAAACGCATTGAACCGAGAGAGCTCCAGAACTTTTACGACGCATTGAACCCGCAGCTCCCAGAGCGGAAGCTGACGAAGAGGAAAGAAATTAAACACGTGCAGGATGCCGCAGAGCAGGCGAGAGCCTGGCTGAATCAATAATGGCTTTAAAAGAAAATTACATTGAATATGTTCGAGACCTTTTGATCAGGATGATCGATCATGCGCAAAGCGCCGACGCACCTCACACAAAATTTCAGCACGCAATATACGACGAGCGCACGACTGCCCTCGTCAACCATCTTCTCGAGACTCTCGCAGATGCGATTCTCGATGACGAACCACCCCGATCGTGATTCGGGAAACACACTGCCCTCGTTGGGTATCGGGCGCGGTCGGGTGGACTTTACAAGGAGGTTACGAATGTCAGAAGGAAGATTAATGATTTCCCGTAAAAGCGGGGAGTCGCTGCGAATCATCTCTGGTGAACACACCACAATTCTCACGATCACGATGGACGGCACTCGAATGCGGGTCAGCATTCAAGCACCGAAAGCTGTGAAGATCTACAGAGAAGAGCTCATCATTAAAACTAAAACCCTCGAAGGAGCAATCTGATGGAATCTATACCGAACGACGTCCGCGAAGGAATCGAAGCTGCGATCACTCGAGGCATTCAGGATGAGATTAAAAGCACGACCAGTGAGAAGAAACATCGGGAAGAGTTTTTTGCGTCGCTTCCAAAATGGATGGAAAAGTGTCACCGAGGGGATTACGACTACGACACGACTTACGATATCGCCAGTGCTACCTTTGCTCTTCCGGGAGGAGAGAAGATCTCAGTCAAGAGGGCTTGGGGAACTAATTACTCTAAGCCCGGAGAGGTCGATATTTCGATGCACTTTAAATATTGGATGCACAGCAAAAGCCGCTGGTCGAATGCAGACACTTTGGATCACGCAATCTTTTGTGCGACTGAGCTCACGCGTCAAGAGATGGAAGAGAAGGCGAAGGCGAAGCTGCTCCTCGACGCCCAGGAGGAGTCAGCATGAGCCGAATCACGATCATCTCAATGATCGCCAATCAGCGAGCGAAAACAAATATCGGAGGATCTTACACGATTTATCTTGAGGAAGGGAGGTGGTTCTTAAAAGACGAAGATTCGTTTTTCGCTGCTCGAGAGATGAGTTTCATCGATATGTGGAAACTGCTCAGGAGTGAGAACGAATACAACCTCACCCGCTACGGCACAGCGATGAGGAACGACAAACGGTGGGAGACACTTTTTCGAAAAGCCGAGTTCGACAACGTCGATCAATGGGATGAGACTGGCGATCTCATGAGGGAAGTTAACGAAACGCACGAACGACTCACGAAGGAACTGGAGCTCATGAAATGACAGCAAAGGAATGCGCCTTGAAATATTTATCGCTCGGGCTCTCGGTGATTGCTATCGCTCCCAACGGAAGCAAGGGCCCAGCAAAAGAGGTCGGGTCGTGGCTCCCATACATGACCACCGCTCGGGCGACTGAGGCACAAGTCGACGCTTGGTGGCCCGAAGGAACTCGCAACGGCGTCGCTATTGTTGGCGGTATCTTAAGCAGCGATCTCGCAGTAATAGACATCGAAACGGGCGACGCTTATACCCAGTACCGTGCCGACTGTCAGCAGGAGGGGCTTCTCTACGCTCTGGACGCGTGCCCTATCGTTATCACTCCTAATGGCGGAAGACACATCTACTGTTTTGGGATTCACCGAAAGAACCTTAAGCTTGCGAAATCAACCGAGGGGAAAACCCTCATTGAAATCAAGGGCTCAAACGGCTACGTGCTAGCACCGGGCTCAACCGAGGAGTGCCACCCTACTGGGCTGGTTTATAGGTGGGAAAACAATTCGCTCCTCGATGCTCCAGTGCCACCGTTACCCATAGACAAAGATGATTTCGACGTGATGGTTGCAGTCGCAACGATACAAAACGTCGGTAAGTTTCAAGAAAAGTTTACACACATGCTCGTCACTAGTGAGGTTAAGGACAACCGCAAACGCCCAGGAGATGACTTTAACGAGAGGGCGAGCTGGGAAACCATCCTTCATGAAGCAGGTTGGGAGATATCTCGGATTAACGGCGAGAAGATTTACTGGCGCAGGCCCGGTAAAGATGACGGCATTTCGGGCACGACTGGACACTGCAAGACCGACGGGTCTGGCGATATGCTTTATGTTTTTTCGTCAAACGCAGCACCCTTTCAAGCTGAAAAAGCTTACTCAAAATTCGCAGCGATCACCGCCTTAAAGTACGGTGGAAGTTTTTTTACTGCGACCCGAGCACTCGGTCTCGAGGGATACGGCGACCCAGAAATCGAGGCGAATTTTATTCATCGTGCAGCAGCTCCCGCACCTCTTGCAGTCTGGAACCCCGACCCAGTCGATCAACTAACAGGCCGAGAATATTTATTCGTTGAGGAAATTAAGGCACAAAACCCGACTGGAGACTGGCACTGGCACGGATATCTTTATCCTGGTTGCATTACCCTTCTTTCGGCTCTCTGGAAGGTCGGCAAAACTACACTCATCAGCGGACTTCTTCGGTCATGGGAACAAGACGGAACTTATCTCGGCCAAAAGATTACCAAGGCCCGCGCACTCTACTGCTCAGAGGAAGGCCCAGCGACATGGGAAGGCAGGGCGCTCAAGTATGGTTTGCAAAAAAGGAATCACGGTTTCTTTTTGATGCCCTTTACCAGGACGCCATCGCTCCAGCAGTGGGAAGACTTTCTCGGTAAGGCAACGAACATCATGGATCGAGACGGGTTTGACGTATTGGTCATCGACACGATGGCAAATATGTGGCCCGTCAAGGATGAGAACTCGGCCTCGGAGGTTGGCGCAGCGGTCAACGCCATCAAGGTCGTAGTCAAGGACAGCAGTCGAAGCGTCCTCGCGGTGCACCATATGCGAAAAGGTGGTGGCGATAACTTCACGGGATCGAGGGGATCTGGTGCCTCGTCGGCACTGGCAGACATCCTTCTTGAGTTTACCCGTGATGATGGAGGGTTTGGTCAAAAGTCGAAAACGAAACGCGTATTAACTGGAACGGGAAGATTTAACGAAATCACTCCTGGCGAAATGGTCATTGATTATGTCGATGGAGAACTGGTGTGCCTCGGTCAGAAAGACGAACTCGATTTCGAGATGAGAAAGCTTTCAATCATCGAGGTGCTTAGCGACTTTGAATTCATGACACTCGAGCAGATTCAAACCGCTTCAGGTCAGCAGCGACAAAAAGTGATCAAGCAACTCGATGATCTTGTTGATGGTGGCGAAGTCGAAACCACCGGAACCGGAACTCGAGGAAGCAAAAAGAAATATAGAAAAGTAACTCTTCAACAACCTCAACAGAAAGATTTAGGAGATTCATTCAATGGCAATGCTCAAGGTTTGTGACTCAACGGATCAATTCTCAGTTCCTACTGGAACTTACAACGCAAGGCTTCTTGGCTACAAAGAGATGCCAGCGTCACCAAGGTTTCCGGATTCGGGCCCATCTTATGTATGGGAGTTCTCTATCAGCGAGGGAGTTCACTCAGGGAAAACCTGTTCCCGATGGACGCCGACTAAACTCACTACCGGGAACAACTTCGGCAAGCTCGTGCGGGAGCTTCGCGGTAAACCGGTCACAGGCGGTGAAGATATCGACCCAGATACTTTTATTAATAAGCTCTACACGATCACGGTCGGCCCTAGCGCGGACGGCGTGAAGACTAAAGTAATCATGTGCGCTCCAGTCGCGACCTCGACGATGGCCCCTCCTCCGCCACCTCCAGCAGCTCCGGTTGCGAATAGGCGCACGGCTCCTGTTGCGCCACCCGCTCCGGTATCTCCTGCACCGGTTCAAACGATCGACACTAAAGACAAAACAGTCTTCGTGTCTCGTGACGGCGTAGAGCAGGCAAAATTCATGGACTACGATGAAGCTTACACAATGGTGAACGATCCAACGTGGGCGAATGCTGTTGTCTACGATAATAAGAGCAAAACTTACGTTCCTGCCCGTGAGTATCTTTTGCCGTTCTAGTCAGTGACCACCTCTGCGCCTGGCATTGTGTCGGGCGCATTCTAAAAAAACATGAGACAAAATAATGTTTACGGATGAGCATTCAAAAGAATTGTTTAAGGATGGCTGGGCGGCAGAGCTTATAGATTTAGCCAAGAACGGAACCAAAGCGCTGCAGGACGCCCAAGCTTCACTTTATGACAATGGAGGCCGAGTAAGCAACCATGAAAAAGTAAGTGAGGGCGCAACTCAGGCAGGGAAGTTTCTAGGCCATTTAAAAGAGGCTATTGGTCAAGCAGTCAGAATCATCAATACTCATAAGACATGGCTAGAGGTGGTGCAATACCGATATCGACTAACTGGAATTGATTTTTCAGGCGTTAAAGATATTAAAATTGATTTTAAAGGTGATTCACCTGAAGCTGAAGATTTCTCCTTGTTTTACCAACTGGGAACAAAGCGCTGGGGGCACACATTAGCCCACGGAGATTTAGTAGTTCGGTCAGGAATGTCTAGCCATTACCTTGAAGGCATCACTGATGTATTAGCAGCTTTTATAGAGTCAAATCATTTTCACAATTTGATAAACAAAAACCGGTACGAAAACGCCAGTTCTTGCTTTGACTTTTCAAAGATATTTAAACAAGGGGACAGGGATAGACTCAATAAGCTTTTAAGTGACACGGCTTTTTTAAATCTTATTCAAGAAAACAAGCTTCGTGATGTTTTGGATTCATACGGTGTTTACCAGCAATCTCAAGCCGCACGAAAGACAGACCTTCGACTTAAAAACATAATCGCAAAGGCCTGCGCCTTTCATGAAATGCCCTTGCCTCCCGGGGCGTTTTGTAAAGCAAAGGATACGGCAGACATGGGGGACAAGTCGGGAATCTATTTTGGTTGGCGCAATTCAAAATGCTTCTATGTTGGCAGAAGCAGTAACATTAAAAACAGACTTAGATCCCATCAGATTATCAGCTTGAGTGATGATGTTTCTTGGTTGGAAATGCCAGATGAAGACACGCACGCTAACGAATTATTTTACATCTGGCTACTGCAACCCGAAAGCAATGGGCAGATGAAAGCGGCGGTAAAATCAATCGCACCAACACCAACGCAAAAGCAGTTTCCTTCACCTGCCTTTTTTATGGGGGAGGATGGCGACTTGACGTACGGTTGGGAGAACGACCCTAAACCCGATGGTGTCAAAACCAGCTTCGTGATCATGGACAAATAACCACTAAAAAAACAGCGCATGAAGCGACCCCTTCAAGCGCTGTTTTTGTTGATACTAGGAAACTTGGGAGATATAGATAATGACCTGCGATACTTATTCCTATTCGGTTCCCACTATAGTAAGAGGAACTAGGGAACTGAATCAGTTCTTTAAAAGAAAGACTCGTAAACTCGTCTTTGAAATCGTCAGTGTGCTCATAACTCTTATGAGTACACTGACTTATGTATTCTGTTCCCTAGTTCCTCTTACTATAGAGGGAACGGAATACGAATCATGAGTAACCTATGCAGGCAATGCGGGAAGTCGATCGCCCGCGGAGGTTACCCGATCGGAGGCAGCGGGAGAGCGTGCCGCTATTGTGCGGTGCGGGCAACTGGTCTCACGACGCACGCTCTGCGGGCCGCACATGGCGCAAAAATCAAAAATGAGAACTATCGAAGGGTCATTAAGCGACTTAGAGACAATATCGCAAAATACGAGCGGCTGGAGGCCTCTATGCAGGAGCGCATCGATTTTCTTGAGGATGAGATCGCTCTTATGCTCGATGATCAGAAAACCTACGAACGGGAGATGAAAAAGCATGGCGACAATTAATGAAGACATCCTCGATCAGGTCGACGCCATCATCTCAGAACGCGGTCTCCAGTACGGCGACCCTAGTGAGAGCTTTACCCAGATCGCTGAGATTTGGACAACGCTCTTGCGTAGCCAACTCGCACCCGGTCAGCGGTTGAGTGCGAGCGATGTGGGGCTTCTCATGGCCTCGCTTAAAATCGTCAGGCAGTCGAACACGCATAAGCGAGATAATCTCGTCGATGCGATCGGATACTTGACGATTGTCTCGAGACTCGAGGAGACCTCATGAGCATCATAAAAAGACTCACTGAATTTTTCTCGGGGATGCCTGCACGATCTCCGAAATGGCCTGCAGTGAGAGCTGCTCACATTAAAAGAAATCCGAAATGCGCAGCGTGCGGGAGCTCCGAGAACGTCGTCGCGCATCATGTTTTCCCATTTCATCTTTACCGAGACCTCGAGCTGATTCCATCTAATCTAATGACCCTATGCGAGAACGGTGGGAACTGCCATCTCATGATCGGTCATCTCAAAAACTGGAAGAGCTTTAATGTCGAAGTCAGGAAAGACGCGGAGGCACTATTACAGAAAATAAAGGCTCGACCTTGAGGCTCGAAGTTCCGATTCCTCCTTCGACGAACCAGCTTTTCAGAGCTCGACAGTCTGGCAGGCGCGGTCATTTCTATAAGTCGCGCTGTTACATGGACTGGCTCACTGAGGTCGCACTCATCGTGCCCAGGGGAAAAGCTCTTGAAGGGTTTGCGGAAATCGAGATCGAGATTCACGGAGGCGAGGGATGGACACATCGACGCGACTTAGACAACACCACAAAAGCGGTCATCGATATGCTCAGGAACAAAGGCTACATTCACGACGACAGTACAAAATATGTTCGCAAAGTTACAGTCTCTTACCATCCTCCGACGGTCAAGAAAGTGCGAGCGATTTGCGTCGTTTACCTTAAAAGGTCAGAATCTTAAATAGTTTTTCTAAGGAGCCCGCATTTGGTTAAGCCAAAACAGCGCTGGTCTGTGGGAACTATTACCGACAGAGTTCATGAACTCCGAGTCAGCTTTCCGAGATCCGGCAGCCGATTCAGATTTCTCGCTCTGACGGATCTCCACTGGGACTCATCGCACTGCGACCGGAACTTCCTTAAAAAGCATTTGGACTTTGCGCTTAAAGAGAACGCTCCCGTCGTAATCGTGGGCGATCTTTTTGACATTATGCAGGGGCGATTTGACCCTCGAGCTGACCCGCAGACCTTGAGGCCCGAGCATCGAGGCAGCAATTACTTCGACTTAATTAGTTCAACAGCGCTCGAATGGTTTGCGCCTTATGCGTCGATCCTCGCCTTGATTACTCCTGGTAATCATGAAGCCGCAGTTATTAAAAGGAATGAAATAGATTTGATCGACAGACTCACGCACTCACTGAGAACACAGTATAAATCTCCCGTTATTTACGGCGAGGATTGGTGCTACCTCCTGCAAAAGTCCGAGCGCACCAGCGTCGGGAAAGCAGACGTGAGAACTAAGAAAATATTCCTGCATCATGGCTATGGTGGAGGAGGAGAATCGGGAAGAGGAATTCCTCAGCACCAGGCGACACGATCTCAGTGGCAGGCTGATGTTTTCATCTCTGGACACATTCATCGACGCAACACAGATCACAACGTCGTGACATCAGTAACCGGCAAAGGAAGAATCGAAACGAGCGATCAATGGTTCGTGAGGTGTGGGAGCTATAAGCAGGAGCTTGACTGCTCATGGCACATCTCTCGAGGTGCAGCCGCTCGGCCTCTTGGTGGCTGGTGGATCACTACCGAAATGAACAGGTCGAAAGCTATCACGACTTATTCGATCTTTCCGGAGCAACCATGAGATCACATAAACCACCGAGACACGATGTCAGATTTCACGATGCACCGGGATGCCGAGCACCGAGGCTTTCGCCTTCTCGTCGTGGATATGGTCATCAGTGGCAACAACTTCGCAAGCTTGCTTTTGCTCGATCACCGCTATGCGTCCGATGTGCAGCTCCTGCGACCGACGTCGATCATATTCTTGCGAAAAGTCACGGAGGAAGTGACGCCTTAGAGAACCTGCAAACGCTCTGCCACAAGTGCCACGCGCTTAAAACGTGGCATGAAGACCGCGTCGGAGGTGGATTCGTCAAGCTATCGAAAAGGCCTCAAAAATGACCGATTTTGAGCCCAAAAAGGGGAGGGGGGTCTTTCTTGTTCTAGAGGGGGTCAAAGTACCTCGCGTGGTATCCGTTTACAGATTTTCACCGATTTTCAGCACTTTTTTGATGTTTTAGGAGAGAAGATGGCTCGAGGCCCGAAAAAAACACCGACGGCGATTCTAAAAATGCGAGGCGCATGGCGTGCCAAGGTGCGCACACAGGAACCTCAACCGAACGTGACGCAGCTCGACTCACCGGAGTTTCTCGGAGAGCGTGAGAAAAATATTTTCGATCAGATGTCGGAAGCATTGTTCCGAGTCGGTGTGCTTACCGAGGTCGATGGCTCAGCACTTTCTCGATATGCGGTTTGCCTGGTCAGATGGATCGACGCAGAGACCGCTCTCGCTGGAGGAGCTCCGACACATATCGAAATCATGGGAGAGGATGATAAGCCGAAGGGATATAAAGAGACGCCCGCATACATGATCTCATGCAAAATGCACGAGCAGCTCCTGCGCCTCGAGGCCCAGTTCGGTTTGACACCTGCATCGAGACCGAGTCTCCAGTCTGCGAACAGCGGGAAAGATGGCGTCATCGATATCATGAGGGCGATCGAGTGACCGTGAAGCAACCACGAAAAAAGAAGCCTGTTGCAAAGGATCATCGCATCGTGCGATTTTTCGGAGAGCACTTACGTCATACGAAAGGCGAGTGGTCGGGCTCGGAGTTCGTCCTGGCTGAATGGCAAAGACAGTTCTTAAATGAGTTATTCGGAACAGTAAGAAAAGATAATCTCAGGCAGTACCGCACAGCTTACCTCGAAGTTCCTCGGAAGAATGGGAAGTCGACTCTGGCAGCAGGCATCGCTCTTTTTCTTCTCTGCTTGGATCGTGAAGAGGGCGCAGAAATTTACAGCGCAGCAAGCGACAAAGATCAGGCCTCGATCGTATTCGACCAGGCCTGCCAGATGATCGAGGAGAACGCGAGTCTCGGGTCGCAGCTTCGCATCTATCGAAATAAAACGATCGAGCATAAAAACTCAAACTCATTCTACCGATCCCTTTCCTCGGACGCATTTACGAAACACGGGCTGAATGCTCATGGTGTTATCTTCGACGAGGTTCATGCTCAGCCGAATCGAGAGCTCTGGGATGTCTTGACCACCAGCACCGGAGCGAGAAGGCAACCGATGACGCTCGCACTCACGACCGCAGGGCATGATCGCCAGAGTCTCTGCTGGGAGCTGCGCCAGTATGCGGAAGGCGTCAACGATAAACTGATTCATGATCCGACTTTCTATTCTCGGATTTATACCTCAACGGGCGACTGGAAATCTGAGTCGACATGGAAAGAAGCGAACCCGAATTATGGCGTCACAGTTAAAAAAGATTACTTCGAAAAAGCAGTCGCCGAGGCATCAGCAAACCCATCAAGGGAGAATGCTTTCAGGCGTCTGCACTTGAACCAGTGGACATCGCAGGAGACGAGATGGATCTCGCTCGAAAGGTGGGATGCCTGCTCCCGCGATTTCCCTGATCTTTCCGGGAGGATGTGTTTCGGTGGTCTCGATCTTTCATCGACCCTCGACCTAACAGCATTCGTGCTTCTATTCCCGCCGATCGAACCGAACGAACCCTACTGGATCTTACCGACTTTCTTCGCACCAGCAGATGCAGCGAGAGAGAGGGAGAGGAATAATAAACACCGGCTCGACGACTGGGAACGCCAAGGGCTCATCATCACGACTCCGGGAAGATCGCTCGATTATAGAGCAGTGACAGCGGTCATCGAATCGATGGCGCAGAAATACAACATTCAAGAAATCGCAGTCGACCGCTGGAATATAAATCAGATCAGTAAAGACCTCGAGACGCTCGGGAAAAATAACGGGCGACCCGACTGGCTCGTTGGTTTCGGTCAAGGCTTTGCAGCGATGACCGCACCATCGAAAGAACTCGAGGTGCTAGTGCTTAGCGAGAAAATCGCGCACGACGGGAACCCAGTCTTGAGATGGATGTTTTCAAACGTGCAGGTCGAGAGAGATAATGCAGGAAATATAAAAATGCACAAAGGGCGAGCAGTCGAAAAGATCGATGGAATTGTAGCGACCATCATGGCGCTCGGCAGAGCGCAGGTAAGCAGTCTGAGTGCCACTAACATTTACGACACCCAGGGGATCACACTATTATGATTAACGCAATTAAAAGCTTCTTCACTCGAGCACTTTCCCTCAGTGGTGGTAACCTTCGAGACCCACGATTAAACGAGCTTTTCGGTGGCGCGTCTACGGACTCAGGCGTCAGCATCACTCCCGAAACTGCGCTCACCTATAGTGCAGTTTATCAGGCTGTTCGATGTATCTCGGAGGCGGTTTCGAGTCTACCGCTGAACCTTTATGAACGACAACCGGGAGGAGGAAAAAGCAAAGCGTCGGCTCATCCTCTTTACAGCATCCTCCACGACTCACCAAATCCCGAGATGAGTTCGCTCCAGTGGCGCGAATGCTCAATGGCTCATCTCCTGCTCTGGGGAAATTCTTACACCGAGATCGTTCGAGACCTCGAGGGGAACTGCGTCGAGCTTTGGCCGATCGACCCCTCGATCGTTACCGCAAAGCGTACTGATTCGGGCGAACTTTACTACGATCTGAATCGAGGGAAGTCATTCATCACCGCAGCGAATATGCTTCACATCAGCGGGCTTTCTTTCGACGGCATCTCAGGCATGAGTCCGATTTCAATGGCTCGGCAGTCGCTCGGGCTTTCACTTGCGATCGAGCAGTTCGGTGCAGGTTATTTCGGGAGAGGCGCTCGCCCTGGTGGTGTCTTGACTTTCCCTGGTCAACTTTCCCCAGAGGCACGTCAGAACTTGCGAAGATCATTCGAGGAGCTGCACGCAGGAGGGGCGAACTCTCATCGAGTCGCTCTGCTCGAAGCTGGCCTGAAATGGGAAGCGATTGGCGTGCCACCCGATGATTCACAGTTCCTTCAGTCCAGGGAATTCCAAGTGGTCGAAGTCGCTCGCTGGTTTAACATCCCGCCGCATAAACTGCGCGATCTTAATAAACCGAGCTACAACTCGCTCGAGATGATGAACATCGAATTTCTCACGGACACGCTTCGCCCGTGGCTCGTCAGATGGGAGCAGTCATTAAATCGGAAGATCATCCGACCGAAAGATCGAGGAAACTATTTCTGCGAGCATAATGTCGAAGGAGTTCTCCGAGGCGACATCGCCTCGAGATATCAAGCTTACTCAGTCGCTCGAAACTGGGGCTGGCTCAGCGTGAACGAAATCAGAGAGAAAGAAAACATGAACGGCGTCGGGCCCGAGGGCGATGTCTATATGCAGCCCTTAAATATGCAGGCGCTCGGCACAGCTCCGACCGCAGCTCCTGCGACTGCCCCCAGTCTGGTGGCAGCGCCAGCACCCGAACCAGTTCCGACCACCCCGACCCGATCCGATGAGTCGATTCTTCTGCGTCTCCTCGACGATGCAGGCGAAAGGCTTCAGAGCATTGAATGCAACGCAGTAAAACGCTTTGCGAATAAGCCGGGAGAATTTCTCGCAAAGATCGATCATTTCTGCGGTGAGCATCGCAGTCGAGTCGTGTCTGCTTACTTTCCAGTTCTTGAGGCGTTCGGACTCGAGGCCGATATCGAGAAGCACGTCCAGCGTCATCTCGATCAGTTCAGATCTGTCTGGCTTGATTTCTCAGGATCAGTGACCGCAGCGAAACTCGCTGAAGCAGTTTCCGAAAAAATCACCACCATGAAGGGAGTTAATCATGATAACTAATAACATCGAAAGACGATTCAGCGCTGAGCTCCGAGTCGACACCGCAGCGCAGAGGATCGTCGGCTACGCTGCTAAGTACGATTTATCTTCGGAGGATCTGGGAGGCTTTAGGGAATATGTTCGCCCAGGAGCTTTTCAGCGATCGCTCGACTCTGCTCCAGATGTGAGAGCACTCATCGATCATAATCCTAGTCTAATTCTTGGACGCACAGTCTCAGGAACGCTCAGACTCGAGAGCGATGCGATCGGGCTCAAAGTCACGATCGATCCTCCTGATACGCAATATGCTGCCGACCTGATGGCAGTCATGTCGAGAGGCGATGTCTCTCAGATGAGCTTTGCATTCACCACCAGCGAAGACGCTTGGGATCTCGTCGACGGGCAGAGAGTGCGATCCCTCCTCGCCGTGGAGCTCCACGATGTGAGCGTGGTTACTTATCCCGCTTATCCCGATACGACAGTCGCCGTAAGGTCGCTCTCGATTTACACCCGAGACGCTCTCGCCAGTGCTCGAAGGTTTCGGGAGCTCAGACTTCGCAGGCAGCAGTAAGAAAAACGTATCACTTTTTCTGACATTTCCGAGGGTGGGGGAAATCCCCCACCCTTTTAAAACCCTATAAAAATAGAGCTTTAATAATATTTTTAAAATATTCCCTGATTGTTCGTAATAAACTGTTCGCCACAGCGAATAATATAATACAATAACCACATGGCAACCGACGAGTGATCGGCTGAGTGAGGTCAAAAAAGGAGATAGAGATGACGATTTTTACAACTGTAAACGACTTCTACAACTGGCTTGATGAACGCATTGATGACAGTTGGTCAAAAGATGACAAAGAATCGGTGATTGACTCAATCAGAGGCCGCGCAGATTTCCCTGCGTGGGGTTCTGATTTTACTGAATTCCTTGACTCGATTCCTGATAATATGCTTGATCTGATTAACGAAAAGTCTGAGGCTTTTCATACCGGATTTGAAGCGGCAAAACAAAAAGACACTGATAATCCATACCAAAAAGGAAGTTACACTTACCACCAGTGGGAAGATGGTTTTGCTGCTGCGGGTGGTGTTAGGCCTGTTTCTAATAAGATCGAGTTTTTCACACATGAGAATGGCATGGCAGTCTGGGCTGGTGCTGGACGAGTATTAGAAAACAAAAGTATCGTTGACTGTCCTTTGGATTTCGGCACCGATAACCACGAAGAAATCTACGAAGCTATCTCCGAGCAGATATCTGCGGGCGAAACTGAAGGTTCGTTCTCGAATGAATACGAAGTGGAATACAATTGGGAAATCACCAATGACTAACCTTATCCCAGTCGGGAAAGCCGCTGCCTTCCTCGGGGTCACTCCGAGGCGGGTGCAGGCGTTGATTACCTCGGGGAAGCTCCGGGCCCAGCGCATCGGGCGTGACTACCTAATCGATCCCGGCGACCTTCAGTTTCTCGAGCGTCGTCCTCCAGGACGACCGAAAAAAGTCTAATCCTAGGCGCGCCTTAATCGGCGGGCCTTTTTTTTTTGGGTGCGAGTGTTGACGATTCGCAGATCCGTGGTTTAATCATTTCATCGAATCTAGTGCAGTCTTTACGCACAGATCCCGAACTAGGGGTTTGTGCGTTTTTTTATGTTCCTCACCGGAGCAGATGCACATCCCTAATACGCAAAATATTAGGAATAAATTCAATGAACGAAATTGAAACACTGCGCGCAGAACGCGTCGCAAAGCTTGCTGAAGCCCGAGCGATTCACGCCCGAGGCACTACCGAAAAACGAGAGCTCACTCCCGAAGAGCAAACCGCTTTCGATAATCTTGTCGCTCAAGTCGATGACCACGAAGTGCGCATCAGTGAAATGGAATCGATCATGGTTCCCGCTGAAGTCGCACCAGAAGAAGCAGCTTCCGCTCGCAGCTCAAAGCTTTCTGCTTTGGAAGCCCAGAGCAAGAAGCCCGCAGTGAGAAGGTCTTCCCCGATCGAGGCGCCTGCGTTTGTGCGAGACTTCGGCGATCGTCAAAGCACCGCTGACCGAGCTTTGGCTCTCCGAGGCTGGCTCGGATTTCACAGCGTGAACGGCATCACTAATGAGCATCGTGCAGCAGCTCAGCGCTCAGGGCTCGAACTCGGCAACAACAGATTAAGCTTTAAGCTTAACTCTAAAGCTCCGAGATCAGCTTCCGAAGCTCGCGCTCAGTCCGTTGGCACTACTACCGCAGGTGGTTACACTGTGCCACAAGGTTTTTTAAATCAGCTCGAAGCTTCCCTTTTGGCATTCGGCGGGATGCGAGAAGTGTCGACTGTTTTGCGAACCGCTGAAGGAAATGACCTTCCGATTCCTACTGTATCGGATCACAGCAACGTGGGTGCGATCCTTGCGGAAAACACTCAGGTCGCTGAGCAGGACATGACCTTCGGTCAGATCACTCTGAAAGCTTACAAGTATTCATCGAAACTCATTAGGGTTTCTGCTGAACTCTTGCAAGATTCTGCGATCGATCTAGAGTCGTTCATCGGTGGTGCTTTGGGCGAACGCATCGCCCGCATCTTGAATACTCATTTCACCACTGGCGATAATTCTAGCAAGCCTCAAGGGATTTCTGCTTCGGGTGCAGGCATTACTGCTGCATCTGCAACAGCGATCACCTATGGTGAACTTGTTGAATTGCAGCACAGCGTCGATCCTGCATATCGTGCAAACGCTCGATTCATGATGCACGACAGCACTTTCAAAGCGATCAGGAAACTGCTCGACTCTCAGAATCGTCCGATATTCCAACCGGACATTTCTGCGTCTTCTCCTGGTACTCTGCTCGGTTCGCCAGTCGTGATTAATCAAGATTGCGCAACGATCGCAGCGAGTGCGAAGGCAATCTTCTTTGGTGATTTCAGCAAGTATTTAATTCGAGATGTTCAGGATTTCACTCTCCTGCGTCTTGAAGAAAGATACGCTGATTATCATCAAGTCGGTTTCGTCGGTTTCTCTCGTCACGATGGTCGCATCCTCGATGCGGGCACTGATCCGATTAAGCATCTGGTATTGGCAGCGAGCTAATGAAAATAAAATTTCATACTTCAGTAGCGGGTTTGTCGTTTAACTATGATGAAAATCTAGTTTACGACCTCCCGCTCGATGAAGCAGCGAACTGCATCCGACTCGGATGGGCGAGTGCTATCGAAGCACTCGCTCCTCCGGTCTCGGAAACCCGAGAAAACAAATCTGAGAAAGCAACCTCCAGAAAAATAAAAGAGAAACGCTAATGCTCACAGTCGTCACTCCTCCAGCGACCGAACCGATCACCCTTGCAGAAATGAAGCTGCATAGTCGCATCGATAACTCGGATGACGACGCTCTCATCGAAGTGCTCATTACTGCTGCTCGTCAGCAGATCGAGCAGATGGCAAGTCATAAAATGGTGACGCAGACCCTTGCGCTTTCGATCGACGATTTCCCTGACAGCGGCATCCTCTATCTCGAAGGCCCAGTTCAGTCAGTGACCTCGATCCAATATTACGACCTCGACGGCGAACTTCAAACGTGGGATGACGAACTCTATCAGGTCGACACGACCTCGAACCCAGGGCGAGTTATGCCCGCTTACGACGAGACGTGGCCCGATTATCTTGACGACTATAACTCCATCGTCGTGACTTACGTCGCAGGGTGCGGCAATGCAAATCAAGTACCAGCGATTTTAAAGCAGGCTTTAAAAATGCTCGTCGCTCACTGGTACAACCAGCGCGAGACGACTTCCGAAGTTCAAAGCTATGAGACGCCTTACGCAGTTGACAACATCGTAAAAATGTTCTCGCGAGGAATCGTGAACTAATGCTTAAAGCTGGCGAACTCACCCAGAGAATAAATCTTCAGCGTGATGACAGCACGACTGTCGACGACTACGGGCAGGTGACTCGGAGCTGGTCGACCTATCACACGACATGGGCGAGTGTCCGACCGCTCTCAGGCAGAGAGCAAGAGCAGGGCATGGCGAGACAG